AAGACATTGAATGAAAAGTTTGATGTTTGAAACCTTGTTCAAGGCTTCTTCCAAACCATCCAATCCAATGCCAACTTCATCAGTGAATGTTTCCAATGCATTCAGGTCGAATTTGAAGGCAATTTTCTTGCCATCAATGTTGATGTGTTTGATACCTTTCATATTAAGAAACTACAACTTCAGACAATGCACCTGTTCCTGTGAAAGAACCTGTAAGTGTTGCAGTATCTTCATTTGAAGCCACAATTGAAATTGAAGCACATGATGCAGTACCTTCATATGAAACACCTGTTGAACCACCTGCAAAACCTGCCAATGGTACAAATTCAATGTCCACACTTTCACGATTCAAGATGTGGTTCACTAAGTCCTGAACACCACCTGTTGTTCCTGTTTGAAAATCTGCAAGACCATCAAGATCCACAGACCAAGACTTTTGACCTTGTATGTGTTCTGCCCATCCTGCTGATCCTTTGTGGGATGCATCAGGAAGATCCATGTCAATGTTTAATGTACATGAAGTTGACAATGCATAAGGTACATTGCTATCACGTAGTAAGATTAAAGTTCCATTTATTGCTGACATAATTATGTAATTTTATGATGTTAAAGTTTAAACTTTGCAGAAAAGATATCAAAAAAATTTGAAACTGTCACTTTTCTTCAATAATGTGTCCAAATCTCAATTCCCTGATGTAGTATGTGAAAGTGCTTGTTCTTTCTTTTCTTGACAGATCTGATTCAACAACTGAAGTCAGAACATTGAAATTTGTCAGATTAAAGGGAACAGGTCTTGCCCTGACTATTTGTTTGACCTGATTGACAACATTGTTGATCTTTGATCTTGTTCCTGTGTCAGAAGCAAATCTGTCCACAACAGACAGACTGAATGATCCCCTGTCTTGAAAAGTTTGTTTTGTTGAATCATCATTCAGATTTGTATTTCCAAATTGTATGTGTGGATATGTTGCAGTTGCAGGTACTTCATCATAAACAGGAACAGGTGTTCCCGATAATGTCACATTGTTGTTCAATAGTGTGTAGTATGCAACTTGCAGTTCTGTGGTTGAATCTTTAGACATTTTGTACCAATTTAATTTCAAAATCTATTGTCATCGGGAGATCTTGACCGCCTTTACTTTTACCCATAAAAATTAGATCCGTTTCTTCTTGTATAGCTATGGGAGCGACAAAATCAACCGAAGTCGTACCTTTCGCAGAATCAATATCTGTGATAACCCTCAAGGCATCAAATGGTGCAGTTGTATTTAAAACCCCATTCCTTTGCATAAAAATAATTTCAGCTTCAAGTGTTGCTTGTACTGAATAAGCTATTCTATTTATCAATGCAGTGTATCCACTTGGAACAGTGTAGCATCCAATTTGTGACTGTCCTTTAAAAATTCCATTTGCTTTTATAGCCGACCAAATATCACCACCACCACTTTCTTGAATAGTAAGTTCTCCCTGATGACTTGCACTTGATTGGGTTGCATATGTTCCACTTGTTGCAACATACCATCTATAAAGCCTTATAAGAGAATCAGGCAGTGCAACAGGTGTAAGACCGTTCATGGTCACTGTGTTAGTAGTTACTATTAACTCACCTGCTACCTCTTTTAACCCTTCGTAATAAACCGTTCTAGCTCCAATACCCGAAGCATTATCATCTGCGCTATCTGATACAATCTCAAGGGCAGTATTTGCAGTTGGCATTCTATAAAATCCCGATTGTGTAATTGGTGCAAACGTACTGCCTACAATTGCATTCCTGCCAAACTTATGAACAATGCTAAAATTAGGCACATTACCCAAAGACATTTCAATGTGGAAATCTAAAACTTTCTTGTAATAATCTCTATGACTGTTGAATGTATAGTCAGCAACATTAATGTATGAATTGTCTTCCTTGATGACCCTTCCTGTGGTCTTGTGCATCTTGGCAATTCCATATGTGTTAAAACTATCAGGCATTTTTTGCACCAAGTTCTTTTTTGATGTTCTTGATCAACTTTGGATATAATTTATTGAATGCAGGAAACAAGAATGGTTGTGCCTTTATCCCTTTGGTCAGTATATGCAAAACAAGATAGTCAAGATCTTCTTCAGGGATGTTCTTAAATCTTCCCCAATTTTTGATTGATTCTTCTGCCTTCTTGAATCCACCTTTTGATTCACCACCTTCAAATTGCTTTGCATAGTCTTCAAGACCTGAAGGGATGTCCACTTTGCTTTTTGTACCAAATTCAATATATGGTGCATAATGTGTGTCAGCAACAACAATTCTTTTCATTTCTTCATCCTTCTGTGTCTTGATGCTTCCTCTCAATACACTGTTCACACCTTTTGGTGCATTCAGTTTTGCTTCAGATTCAACAAGAAGTGCATTGTCCTGAACAAGTCTGTCCACTTTCTTTTCAACTATTTGACTGTACAACTTAGAAGCAGAAATGAATTTCTTGATTTCACCTTGTTTTAGTTTTGCAGTGATCATTGTGTGACCTCTTCAACTGCATACAATTCTGTGTATGTGTGTTCTTCTCCTTTGTCCCTTGCGTATTCTATATTGAAAGTCCTTCCATCATATATAATTCTCAAAAGAAAATCATATGTGGATCTGTCATATCCACCACTGACAAAATCATCCCTGTATCGTGTTATAATCTTGTACTTGACACTTCCCTTCAGTCCACCAATTTCATACGCTTCACGACCTGATATGGCTTCTATCTTACCCCATACAGTTGCAAGATCATTCCAATCTTGTGTGTTTCCACCCATCCCATCGGATGTCAATGAATAATATTGGACAGTGAATCTTTGCTTCATCATCCCAACATTGTATGATCTGTTTTTTGTCTTCATTCATCACCCAAGTTTTGAATATCTTTTGAAGTGTTGCTTTGATCCATTTGGAAGTTCATTGACTGATCCATCAACAAGATCCTGTCTATCTTCATAGGAAGAAAGAACTGCTTTTTTCAAACCAATAGTGATTCCATTTGGGATGCTTGTATATCCTGCAACATAGGTGACTTTCAATCTAATTCTTGAAAATGGATATTCACTGTCATAAATCTGATTCATAACCAATGTATCACCTGTCAAGTAGTAGTCAGATCCTGAAGTCAGTGTTGTTTCTGTCCCATCATCATCCACTGTCTTCACACTTGTGATGCTTTGAACAGGAAACAATGGAAGACCAACCCTTTTTCCAAAACTTTCAAATTCTGCAACAACTGATTTTTCAATCAACTGAAATGAATATGTTTGTTCAGTAATATCAATGACTTCTGCAACAAGATCAGCAATCAGGGAATCATCAGTTGATGTATCAACTTTCATCCATGCTTTTGCATCAGCAGTTGACAACACATCTGTGGATGCATTTGTTCCTGTTTCTGTTGTGCTAACAGTCACAACACCATTCCGACCATAGTCAGGTGTAGAAAGTGATGCCCTAAGAAATGCCATTGTTCAATTCCTCAACAAGTTTTTCTGCTTTCGTTTTGGGTAATCTGTCAATGATTTGATTTCCCTTTTTCACATAATACATTGTCTTTGTGTTTGCATCCTTTTCCATGTGATGCTTTGCAGTATTGGAATAAGGTCTTTTATCTTCTTTTGAAACATACAACAAACCCCTTTCCAACATTGAATTCATTTCATTTTTTGGTGCAACAAAAGGATCATCAATTTTGTATGGTGTTGATTTGTACTTGAAATTTTTTCTGCATCTGTACTTCATGATCAATGTATTTGTTTGTAAGAAAAAGAAGGATGGCAGGGAATCGAACCCTGCCAAGTTCCAAACATCCTTAGGGTAATATTAAGAATTACCTGCGTTAGTGATAGCAGTTGTGAAGTTTCCAAATGCACCTGCATTAGGCAAGTAAGTTGGAAGTGCTAAACGACCACTGATCTGAACAGTCACAAGATCTTTGACCACATTATCTTGATCTTGCTCATAGAATCGAACCTGCATTGATTCACGATCAAATAAGGTTGTCAACTGTGCAAAGTCAGCAATCAAGAAGTCATCAGCATCGCCATCAGTGTCATTTATTGCATTGGTTGCAATAATAGGAACACCACGAACAATTGGGCTTCTTGTACCAAACACAACATCATTTGGGAAGATGTAGCGACCATCAGCATCTTTTCGTCTTATCATTTCATAAAAACGACCAATTCCCATCATGATTGCAGATGGTCGATAGTTTCTATTTTCGATCTGCTTGATAGCTTCAAGAATTACATCATGCTCCTGTGCATCTGCATCACCTGTGTACAGGTCAAGTGCATAGTCAGTTGAAGTCACAGTCAGTCCATAGGTACTGTCATAAAGAAGATAAGAATCTTCCTCTTTCATGTACTTTTCCATTCCACGAAGTGAAATATGACTTGCAAGACCCGCAGTGTCATTCAGTGCTTCTTTAGAAACCCTGAAGTGTGCAGATATCTTTTCAACCACTGCATCAGTTGCAGTCAAGTCAAAGTCATTCTGTCCGGAAGCAACGCCTTCAGCAGTCACACCTGTATTGTCAGTGAAGTTGCTTTCTTTGATATATCGGATTTTGTCACTGTTGGTTGTTCCTGTTGGTAAGAATTGACGAACATGAACCTTTCGTTCTGCATCGTATTTCATACCTGCAACATAGTCAGCAGGCACAACATCACCTGTGTATGCATCTGCTTCAGTGATGACTGCTTTGGTATTCATTGTGAAACCTGAAGTCTGACCTGCTTTGAAAGCCTCGATCATGTCTTGTGTTCCTTTTGATTCCAATGCTTCTTGCATTTTAGAACGGAATGATCCACCATTGCTTCCTGCACCCATTCTGTTTGCAGATTTTTCAATTGCTTCAATTCGTTCTTTTTGGCTTGAAATCATAGATTCGATGTTCTTGATTTCATTTTTGGTGGCTTCATCAGCAACACCTGCACTTTTAACTTCTTCTTGAAGTTTTTCATATCGGCTTTCTAAATCAGATTTTAAGCCATCCATGTGACCTTTCACCGATTCAAGACCTTCTGACAATGTTTTTTCTAAGTCCATTTTTCAAATGATTTTTGGATTGATATTTTATTGTTGAATTGTTCAAACATCTTTTGGATCATATCGGCTTCATTTTCCAAAGTGATACTGTCTTGAATCGGCTTTGCATCCTGAAGTGATTTTCTGAATGTTTCTTCAAGGTGTTTGATTTGTTTTTCAATAAGCAAGAAAGTGTCATCTGTATAGTCACCTTCATACCATGCTTTTGAAAGTCTTTTGTATTGATCAACTGCATCTTTGTGACTTCCCTTAGCCATTCCACCAAGTGCCATTTCATTTGCACCCCATGTCACAGTTGATCCTTCCCACATCTTACATTCCTTGACAATGTAGCAATCATCATTGTTTGAATATTCTCTTTGAACAAAGTTGATGCCAACACTGTGTTCTTTCAAGACACCATCTCTGTACAACTTTAGAACATCAGTTCCAAGTTCAGTGTCTGTGATCATCGTCTTGAAATAAAGTCCTTTTTCATCTTCCATCAAAGTCATTGGTTTTCCAAGAACCATCAATGGATCATGTTGATACAAGTGCATGATTCTATTCTTTCCACCTGCACCATTTTCTTCAATAGTTTTTTTGAATGCACCCTTGATCAGAACATCACCATCAGAATCTTTGAAATCAAAGACACTGAAATATCCTTCAACAAGTCTTCTGTCAATGTCAACATCCTTAATGGATGAATATGAATTTTTTAATACATATGGTAAGTCCATAGATTTTCCCTGTCTTTGTTCTTCAAGTTCAATGTTTCTTTCATGACTACTGCAAGCCATAAAAAATGTTTCACCATCCATTGTGTGTGTGTGTGTTCCTGTACAACCTAAGAAATCAGCATATTCTTCTGCTTCTTCTCTAGTTCTAAAATAAGACAATTGCTCATTCTTTTCTTCATCATAATCATATGACTTTGATGATTGTGGATGACCTTTTGGAAGAAGATCTGTGTCATGCTTGCCCGATTTGAACTTGCCATTTCTCAAACAGTACAAAAAACTGTTGACTCTGCCCATTGCCCACTGATTTGCAGATGTCACATTTGGTCTGACTGATTGTGGATTTGTTCTGTATGCACCAAGACCTCTGTCATAAACCTTTTTCAGTGTGGTGGCAGTTGTTCTTTTGGAAGCAACATCACCAACATCATCATTGTGTTCTTTTGCTTTTTCTCTTAGTGTGTCAATCAATGCTTTTAGTTCTTTAACCGATCCACAATCACAATCATCACAGTCAGGACACATTGATTTCTCCTCATCAATTTGTTTTGATTTTCTTATCGCCCAATCAACACCTTCTGTTCCACCCCATGCATCCCATGCAATACCACCACACCCTTCATCATAGGGAACATCCTTGTTCTGTCTGTGCCTATTGAATTGTGCCATTCTTTTCACAACATCTGCTGATAATGCTTCACCACTTGCAAGTTGTCTTGCTCTTGCAAAACCAACTTTTGTCAGACAGTTTCTTGGATTCCCTGATTCTTCAAGGTATTTCAATGCCCTTCTTGCATTTGATGATGCTTTTTTTGGATAATCTTTGTATGTCATTGATCAATAAGTTTGTTGAAATGTAGCAACATTTGAATTCTTTTACAATTTTTTGCATTTTAATTCGATCAAATCATTTAAAATCAATGATATGAATGCAAAAATCAATTTTTCAGAACTTTTTGAAAGGGTTTCACAACAATTGGAAAACAATTGGTATGTTGAAAAATCAGATATCATGATACTGTTGATGATGGCAATGTCTTATCATACTTCAGGTCATAAATCTGATTTGCAATATGATTCTGATTGACACAATTTTTTGATTCCATCCTGTGAATTGACTGAAGCACATTTGTTGCAGTCATTTTCAACCAAAAGATCTTGTGTTCTGCACAAATGATCCTGACACCCTTTTTTGCTATTTCCAAAGAAGCCATCAGATCAGACATCCTGAAATAATTCCATTCTTTTGGATCAAATTTGATGGTGTCTGTATGAAATGCACTAACACCTGTGCCACAAACATCAATTTCAAAATCACCATTCACATCCCTTAGACATTGGTATGAAATGTGTCCTGAATAGTAGTTCAGATCCAATCCTCTTAATTTTCTTCCATGAAAGGTGATCCATGTTTTTGGATATTTCTTCATGTACCATTTGATCCTGTCAACATAGTCAGGTGGATAAATGATGTCATCATCACATGAAAGATATATCCCTTTGCTTTCAGGAAGCCAAAAGAACTTCCCATTGTCAGTCATGTCTTCACCTGTTGTGACCTGAACCTTTGGATGATCAATCTTTGGTTCATAGTCATTTGCATATATCCTGACAAGATCCACTTGATCAACAAGTGAATCAACAACCTTCATCAGTTCCAATCCCCTTGCTTTGATAGTTGCTAAGTTTGCAGTGATCATTTCTTTGCAATCATATCAGTTCCAATTTTTCTCACTTTGTACCCTGCATTTTGAAGTCTTCTGACAATCTTTTGAATTTCCTTTCTGTGTGTCAATCCATTATCCTCAAATTTGATCACAGAAGGTCTGAAATCTACTGTGTCAAGGTAGTCATTCAGGATCACTGAATCATGTCCTTCAGTGTCAATTTTAAGTTCCCTGAACTTGTCAATCTTATGTCTTCTCAATACATTTGCAATTCTGTCCACCTTGACAACACTGCTTTTGATGTAGTCCTTGCCAAGTACACCAACCCTGTTGAATAGTAGCCTTTCAATTGTTGGATGTGGCTTGTTCACTGAATTGCAACCCCTTGCCCAATTTGGAAGACCAAGTTTTTCAATGTCTTCAGGTTCAAGATAAAAAATGTGTATTTCACCAACCCTGTTTGAAATGGCAATGTTTTCTTTTCTGCAATCAGGAAGCCTGTCAAAATATGGTTTCACAGGTTCAATGAACAAACCATCTTCAATTCCTGCAAGTGTTCTGAAATCTGATGTGCCTATTTCAACAATCATTGCTTTATGTTTTCAAATAGTGAATCAATCTGATCCTGAACATACATGACCATGTCTGTTCTGTATGAAACAAAAAAAAGAAGAAGGATGGTTGCAAGTTTCCAATCATAAATAAATGCAAGTATAATTGATAAAATAAATGTAATTATTCCAAGCCTGTTTGATGTTGTTTTTGTCATTTGTATCTATTTCTGATTTCTTTGATTGCTTTGATTCTTTTCTTTCTGTATTCTTCTGTCTTTGCAAATGATTTCTGTTCTTCATGAATCCTGTGTACATACACAAATTCATTGACATATCCAATTTTTGCATCATG